GGGGTCATTCGCTACTCCACAAGTTGCTCACGGAGGAGTGTTTGAATCAGGGGTGAAAGCATTTCAATCGGGAGGCATCGTAAATGCTCCCACCTTTTTTAGATACAATGGTTCTAGAAAAGGACTAATGGGGGAAGCGGGACCAGAGGCCATTCTCCCATTAAGGAAAACCCCGCAAGGTGATTTAGGTGTTGCGGCCATTGGGAACGAAGGTGGGGCAAAAGTAACTGTTAATATAATCAATCAATCAGGCGTAGATGTTCAAACTTCTGAAAGACAGGGAGACGATGGAGTTAGGACTATTGATATCCTTGTTACAAGGAAGATGAATGAAAATTTTGCAAGCGGTAGAATGGATAGGACCATGAGTACTTTATATGGTCTAACACGTAAAGGGAATTAACAATGGCTCAACCATGGCCTGTACAGTTGCAGGATAAATTAAATGAAGAAAGTTTCACCTATGATTTTGGGGGTACCGTAATTAGATCGAATCCTGAATTTGGCCCACCTAAAAGACGGAGAAGATTTACTGAAGGCATAGATGTAATAGGATGTACTATTGATTTGCACTATTCCGACTTTACTATATTAAAAAATTTCTTTGATACTACGCTTAATGGTGGCGTGGATTCTTTTGAATACTACCATCCATTTACCGGAGTACTGTCAGAATTTAGGATGGATGAGCCGAGTATAAAGAAGAAGGGCGGGGAGTGGTTTGTGGTTTCTATGCGATGGGAGGTAGTTAATTGAGTAGACAACTTTCCCCCCAACTACTTGCAGAGATGTTTGGTCAGGTGTCTAATGATCCGTTCCTCATATTGCTAACTATCAGCAATCCAAGTTTTAGTACAATTAAGCTTGTCAATAATACTGTAGATATTGTTAGTAGGGGAGAAACGTATACAGCCTATCCGTTCAGGCTAACACTCCCTCCAGAAGACGGGGAGACGCAAAAAGATATTACGTTGGAATTAGTAAATATCTCTTTAGAGTTGATAGATGAGATACGGGCGGCTACAACCCCAATCACTGTGGATATGGAGATGATACTAGCTTCAAATCCAGATGAGGTACAATTAAGTGTGCTGACCCTTAAGACAAAAGTAGTGAAGTATAATCAAGATGCAATCTTGGCTACACTATACTTAGATGACTTTTTATCCACAGAATTGACTAGTGAGAAATATGGACCAGACAATTTCCCAGGGCTCTTTTAAAGAGCTTATAGGGGTTTCTTATTCAACGATGGATTGCTGGGGATTGTATAAAGCCTTCTACAAGAAAATATTTAATAGGGATATTTTAGCATGGTTCGACTACCCTAATCTAATGGATGCTATGGGGAGCAAACAGTGGGCAGTAAAAAGTAATTGGTATATAGATACATGTATGAAGCATTTTGTTAAGGTTAATAAGCCTTTATTTGGGGATATTGTACTGATAAAGTTTTGGGGTATCCCATCTCATATAGCGATATACTTGGATGAAAATAGGATATTACATACCAGCGAATCTAACGGAAGCCACATTGATCGACTGATAAGGTGGGAAAAGATGGTAGAAGGATATTATAGATATGTTGCGAATTAAATTAAATGCCCTATCAAATAATCAGATAACCAGAGAACTTTCCGGTAAGGAATCTATTTCAACTATTGTGGACACCCTATTTAAAGATATGGAATTGCCTCCTAATTTAATGGAGTACATTCTTGTTGTTGTGGAGGGGCATATAGTAGCTCCTGATTTGTGGGATGGAATTACCCCCTTACCTAGTGCCGAGGTTCTTGTAGCTGTAGTACCTAAGGGGGGTAACTTTAGGTCTACTGCAAGATCGGCAGTAATAGCTATAGCATCAATAGGCGGTGCTGTAGTTGGTGGTATGTTTGGAGGTCCGGTAGGAGCGGCTTTCGGTTCTTTACTTGGAACGGTAGTGGGTTCTCTTTGGGTTAACCAGTTCCTTCCAGTTATAAAGCCAGGAATAGGATATGGAGCAATTCCTATTGGCGGAGCAGAAAATTCCCAAATGTATTCTATTAGTGGACAAAACAATAGAGCAAATAGATATGGATTTGTCCCTAAGGTCTATGGGGAACACCGTATGTTTCCTTACATAGCAGCAAATCCGTATACTGAATTAGAGGCGGATCAGAACGGAGTACTGTCGCAATATCTTTACGTCATATTTGATTTTGGATTTGGTCCAAATCTTATTACAGATATTAGAATTGGCGATAATCCGATAGAAAATTACACTGAAGTAACTACGAGAATCGTAGATTTACAAAAGCCTGTAGTATCTGAAGGAGTTTGGGACGACATATCAGTACCCACATTTGATCTATATAAAGGGGATAGAGAAACGGATTCTGTAAATCTCCCGTTAAATGGAAATGCTGAAGTAGGGGGGCCTCCTTCTAGCTACACAATAGTACGAGAAGTGCCTGGGGTTTTTGACGGTTCTGAACAAGAGATTATTGTAGAACTGTATGCGCCTCAGGGCTTATATTCTTTCAACACCAATGGCGACAGGGGAAGTGTTACCATCCCAATCAAAGTAGAGTTTGCAGAAGTTGGAACAGAGGATTGGAATGATTTTACAGACCAAGCCTTTGTAAGGTCATATAGAAGTACACTAGGTCAAGGAGTAAATTATGTTCCGATTAGTGGCTACCCTACTTTAGTAGTAGACTCAAACCCAGCATATCCAACACGGCCTGGCTATTTATATTATGATATCGTTTCTAATATAACTACTGCGGTATATCCTGTCGGTTATGATGGGACAGGCTCGTATGTGTATCCAAACTTATTCGATCATCCGCCATGGCCATTTGCTTATGACTATGACCTTGTTGGTTATAAAAAGGGGCGTAGTGACTTATACCTAACTGCGGATATGGCAATTGGAACGCAAATTAGAATAGGAGTGGAGCCAATAGGCACGATAGCTGCCAAAACTCCTGTAGGTGGAGGCGTTTATAAATATACGCTATCTTCCCCGTTGAGTAGAGACTATCCTCTGTTCCAAGCGTACAAGGGAGTTCATGAAGGAACAAATAATTGGTTTGCTTGTTACTCTACAGTTATTGACAAGGTAAAAATACATAACCCTACGGCCTTTGCATCTCTTAGACCATTGAGCTATACGCAAATAACAGAATATCAGGTCACCGGCAATACTCAAAGTCAGGTGTTTGCTTCTATTAGATTTATTCCAATAGATAGTAGTAAGGCTTATAAGATTAGAGTTACTAGACTAAGAACGCTTTCCCAATACTCATTCCAAGTGTTGTCTAATTTGAATGTACTTTCTATTGCTAGTCGTGTGGACAGATCGCCAATTGTAACAAACCAAAGACATACTTTTCTTGAGATGAGGATACGTGCGACAAATCAAATAAATGGATCACTGGACAATGTGTCCGCCAATGTCTACTCCGCTATAGAAGTATATAACGGAAGTTCATGGGTTAGACAACTAACTTCAAATCCCGCATGGATATTTTCAGATATTATTACTGGGCCGATAAACAAAAGGGCACTTAGCAAGAATAGGCTGGATACTGCTTCATTATTAGAGTGGGCAGCGTTTTGTGATGCCATCCCACCGGATACACCTACCAGCAATTACGTATATCCGAGATTTAAAGCAAACTTTATTTTGGATTTTCCCTCTACGGTGCAGGATGCCCTCACCAGAGTAACTGCGATGGCCCAAGCATCTTTGAATACGATAGATGGAAAATATGGCGTATTGATAGATAAGGGACTACACCCATCCAAATATTTACTCCAAGAAATTCTTGGGAGTTTGCAGCTACTAGAGCATATCCAGATATCCCTCATGCCTTTAAGATAAAGTACATAGATGCTACCGGTGGTTGGGAACTAAATACTGTTACGGTATATGCGCCTGGGTATAATGCTACTAATGCAACAAAAGTAGAAGAGTTTGAAACTTTTGGGGTAACAAACGATGAGCAAGCTTATAGGTACGGAAAATTCTTAATGGCTTCTGTACAGCTTCGCAGGGAAACAATTACACTAAATGTGGATTTTGAAAATTTGGTTTGCACCAGAGGAGATTACGTAATCGTTGCACACGATGTAATGAAGGCAGGGGGTACACCAGCTAGAGTAAAAACTATAGCTGGGAATCAAATAACGATAGATGACGGAGTGGTTGTTGGACCTGGGTCTTACGGGTATACCTTTAGATCGTCAATAGGCGAGATTAAGACAAGTACTTTGAGTGTTGTAAATTCCAAAACATTTGATCTAAATGGCGATCTACCAGCGGTGGGGGATTTAATTGTAATTGGAGTCGTTTCGCAAATAACAATTGATTGTTTGGTGAAGTCTATTGAGCCTGGCCCAGATTTTACAGCTACACTTACACTTATAGAGAGGGCACCCGCTGTATACTTATCTGAATCAGAGGATGACATACCGCTATATACTCCAATAATAAATGCAGATTTAGGTAATGCGGATACCGCTCCTGGCCCAATTTCTAATTTACAAGTCCTAGAAAATTCTTATGATTGCACTGGAAATGGATATGAATACTTTATTTCTTTACAATGGGATGCCCCGACTACGGGTGCCTATGAAATATTTGAGGTCTATGTAAACTATGGGGATGGGTACGTACTTCATGATTTTAGTTCTATTACTACTTATAAATATGTGGTTAACCAGAATAACTTAGCGGTACCTCATTCATTTAAAATTCTAGCCGTTGCTGCTAATGGTAGTAAATTGGGACTTGGTGAAATATCTACAACAGTAGAAGCTACCCCTATAGCCAAAGCAACTCCCCCTAGCGATGTCTTAGGACTATACATAAATATTACCGGAGAAGTATTGCAATTGGATTGGCCTAAAGTGCTAGATTGCGATATCTCTGAGTATCTAATTAGATACAGTCCATCAGCTTACGCAACATGGGAAACATCTTCCCCTCTATTGAGGGTGGATAGAAGTACCACTCTGGCTTCCGTCCAGGCCAGAGTGGGAACCTATCTTATAAAAGCAGTAGACTTTAACAACAATGAGTCATTCACTGCTGCTAGAGCATATACTTCAATACCCAATCTATTTAATCTAAATGTCATAGATGAGATTACGGACTTCCCTGCATTAACGGGGAATAAAGATTCTGTAGAGGCCTTCGATTCCTCTCTATTGTTAAAGAAGTTAGTAGTCGGACCGCCAGAACAATACTTTAGTGATGGGTATTACTACTTCAGCAATTTGCTTGACCTAGGAGAGATATATACCGTGAGATTACAGTCTCTAATCCAAGCAGAAGGCTTTACGGTGGCTGATTTAATGAGTGAGTGGCCTGACCTCCTATCATTGGCCTCTATGAGTAGTTCTCAATTTGGAGATTGGGCAGTATCTACGGAATTTAGAATGACAGATACATATAACACAATGTCTAGCTGGTCTTCGTTATCTGATGTAGCAGCAATGTCCTCAGGGGATGAAGATGTTTGGACCCCATGGACTCCGTTTACTATTGGTGACTTCACTGGAAGGATATTCCAATTTAGATTACGCCTACAGTCATTTAAGCCTAATGTAACTCCAAGAGTATTCAGTGCCGTAGTTAAGGCAGATATGCCGGATAGGATAGAGTCCTACAACAATCTAAGTGCAACTCCTGCTGGGTTAAATGTAGTTTACTCTCCAGCGTTTAAGGGGCCAGGCACTAGTCCTGCAATAGCGATAACTCAGGATGCAGCACAACAAGGAGATTATTTTGTTATATCGGGCAAAACACTAGAAGGATTCACAATTACCTTTTATGATAAAGACAACAACGCAGTAACAAGACAGTTTGATGCTATGGTAAAAGGATATGGAAGAAAACATACTGTAGTAATATAGGGAGATATTATGAGTCAAAACATTTGGAACTCCATCAACCCAGCTACGACAAGTGGTAACCAGTTGGCCCAACTATTGGATGACTTCAAGGAAGCAATGGTTTCTGGGATGTCTGGCACTACTCGTCCTACCGAACTAGATGCTAGTGGTATTTGGGTGGATACGACTAATGACGGTATTGGGTTTTGGGACGTTAAGATTTGGACAGGGGTGCAGGATATCGTTATTGCCAACATCAATAAGTCCACAGGAGTTGCTACGATCCCTGGAGCAGATAGTAGCTTCAATATCACTAAAATATCTGACGACTCCATAGGACCACATTTAAATTTACAAAAGAAAAGAATAGCTGGAGGAGGACAAACTCTAACTAGTGACGTAATTGGTAAGGTCCATTTTAAAGGATATGATGCAGTAGGCACTGCCCATATTCAAGCTTATATCGAAGGCGTGACTACAGAAGATGTCTCTGGGACAAATAAAGGTTCTAGATTAAAAGTTTTTACTACTAAGACAGGAACCGGCTCACCAACGGAAGTTGCGATATTTACCAATGATGCTAAATTTGGTGTGGGTACAAGTACGCCGGCCAAAAAAATTCATTCTAAAGCCACAGATTCTTCTGCTGGTATAGGTGCTGACAGGATAGATGATACTGCCGATCCTGTAGGTGTTGACCTCAGAAAAGAAAGACTTTCGGGAACGGGACAAACGCTAAATGGTGATACGGTTTCTAAAGTATCCTCATGGGGGAAAGACCAACTTGGGGGCTACGCAGAGTTAGCAAAAGTAGAAGTACATACGCTGGAAGATACTTCGGATGTCGCCCATGGGAGTAAAATGACTTTCCATGTTAAGGGTGTAGGAGAAGTAGCATTTACTGAGGTAATGGAGGTATCAAAAACAGGTGTGAAGGTTCTAGGATTACCTGTTGCTGGAAACTACACCACCTATGCCAATGAAGCGATTGCTAACGGCGGCACTATAAGCAAAGTAGATAACATTGGATTTCAATATAGAAGAGTAAGTGGGAATGGTGGGGCCATTGCCTTATCTACAACCCCTTTTGGCTCTATGGCCACGGTTAACGATGGCACTGTTTTTACAATTATGTGTACAGATGACGTGAACACTGTTGAAATAACACATAATGATATTCAGTATGGTGCCATCCTAAATGGTGACAAAATATTGAAGAAGTATGAATCAGTTACCTTAATGTACGATGCTGTTTTAGAAAGACTAATAGAAATTTGATAGGAGATATGGACTATGAAGAATGTTTTTATACTGGTTAGTTTATTATTTATAAACACGGCCTTTGCTGTAGGCTCCAATTATGCCATTAAGCCAAAAAATGAAATAGAGCTACGTCCGGCAAATAGGACAGACTCATATGGTGAGGTAGTTCTTAAAACGCAAAATGGACTAAGACTAGAGGACTTGACAGGCGGTGAGTATGTTGAGCTAGTAGCTCCAACAACTGTACCAACTAACAAGTCTTGCAAACAGATGGTTCTGGAAATACCTCATGGGTGGACCCATCTGCTGGAGATGCATCGAGCGTACTCTCCGATGGGGGATTTGATACATCAGTTGTCAGCGGTGAAAAAGGGCTGGTTTGCGTTGGCACTTGCACACAAGAAACAACTATTAAAAAATTAGGTGTTGGCTCTCTTAAAATAGCTCTTACGGCACAAGCAGGCGATGTTAAAAAGTGTTTTGATAACACTGGAAACTATTGGGCAGGTAAATTTGTTGAAGTCAGAGCATTTATTAAAACAGCTATCACAGGTGGTAAATTCCAGCTTTACGATGATACAAGCGTACTCAGTGAGGTTGATATTGATTCAAGTGATACTTTTACCGAGCATGTCGCTAGAGGTTCTATTCCTACCACTGGTACTCCTAAAATATGTTGGAGAATCACCACGCCATCAACAACCAACAATCTCTATGTTGATAAAACTTTTGCAGGCGATTTAAGAGTTGATGGGACTACGAGAGTGCTAGAAAATACCGTTCTCACTGCCAATAATGATGGTAGAGTGATAACAGCAAACAGTGAAGACGTTTATTTTATTGGTACTGGCACTGGTTGGAATTCATCTGGTGACGTTCATCAATATCAAATACAAAATACTGATTCAGTAATTGAACTCGACACTACACTAAGCCTTGTTTCACAACCAACTATGTATTTGTATCTTTATAAAAATAATTCTCTTTATAAAATTATAGGTCAAGAAGTTGAAGCAACTTCACTGGTTGATATTCTTCACGGCTCATACACTTCTAAAAAAGGCGAATTTGCAAAAGGTGACTTATTGTCAATTAGAGCAAACAGAACGATAACCTTAACAAGTTCAGCAATAAATCATTACTTAAATATTAAAGAAACAAAATATGAGCAAAGCACAGTCGTTACCAATACTGCTAAAGTAACAAATGAATTCACGGCTAGAATTGAAAATACTGCGGGAACTCCGAGTGTTATATCTACCAATACTGATTGGATAGATTCGCTTGTTGATAATGGTGTCGGTCAAATAGCCGTTAATATAAAAGCGGGATTGATAAATTTTCCAATGGCGTGTACTTGTACTAATGCCGAAAACTATGGGACATGTGTATTTAATACAAATACAACTTCCCAAATTGGTTTTATAACAAGAAATACTGCCGCTGCCGTTCAAGATACTGACTTCGATATAAAATGTACAAAGCAAAGCACTGATTTTAACGCTGAGGCTGTTATTGTTGGCGATTGGAAGGCGAGTGTTAACACAGCAAAATACTCCACAGATGCAGGGCAATCAATAAATAGTGGTACTGAAACAATCATAAACTTTGAGGATATGACAACAGATGCAAATAATCTTGTGACTGTAGGTGCTGGGTGGAAATACACCGCAAAGGCTCAAGGGCCGCATAGAATTTCTGGGATGATAATGTATGCATCACACACACCGCCAAATGGTGCAATTTATTATATGAGGTTGTATAAGAATGGTGTAGCTGACGATCAGTATTTTAGGTTTTTAGGTGCTTCTGATGTTGGTTCAAATGGTGTGACAGTTCCTTTTGAGTTTACAGCTATTTTGCAAAAAGATGATTATGTAGACGTTAGGGCATATCAAAGCACTGGCTCGGCAAAAACTCTTTTGAGTGGTGGCCAAGTAAACTACATTTCAATAACCAAACTAGATCAAGCTGGAACGCTAAACACAAAAGCAAGTTTGGATACTCAGTACAATTTGACTGTGAGTGCTGATAGTTGTGCAGGCTGGTCTACAACGTGGGCAACGGGTATCCCATATCAGACAACAAATGGTGATTGGTATATAAACTTAAATATAAAAGGCGATCATAACTCACTTTCATTGTGTAGAGTGAGTGTTTCTGGAATAACAGTACATGCTACTCAGGACACTGTTTGTTCTGCTTTGAAAAATAGCGTAAACAGCTACAGTCAAGCATGGGCAGTGAAAAACACATCAACACTAGACGCAAGACATGGTTCTGCTGACATTGGTACATGGTGGACTTGCTCAAATGTTAGGCTAAACGCCAAACCTTCATTTGTGCCATAGGGAGAGTTATGAGTTTCTTTGACCGAGAATACGGGACTATCTCACCACTTCCAAATGAGAGAAGTGTGAATGGTCTTTTATTCTTGGTCACTTTCATTTACCTAAGAATGATTAACAAGGATAGCTTGGAGCCACACACTACTAATGCCTTTCAAGCTATTCATAAAATGTATGATCGAAGAGTAGGCCTCTTCTCAAAGAATCCTTGGC